CTGATCCAGACTTCCAAGCGTCAATTACAACATTGAACAGAAAGTTGGGTATCAATCATACTCCAGCACACCCACACGTTGATTCTATTGCTTCGGTATCTGCTAGTTTTATCGGACCAGCACCATTTACATCTGCTCAGGTTCAAGCATCTGGAAACACTGAACATCCAAACTGCTCTCCTGTTGTTTCTAGAAATCATACTTGTGACTTGCTTCCAAGTGCTCAGGAAGCACCATCGTGGCAGAATGGTAGAACTTTGGTGGCATATTATGGCGATGAACAATACGAACATACTATACCATTCATGGATAAGTTCCAAGATTTTGTAAACGATTCTGGTAAAGATTATTGGTCTCAAGTTCCTGCTCCAGATTGGCATGACGGAACTCCCACGAGAAATAGTCCACAAGCACCAAATCAATCATATAATTTTGTTGACGTTGGTGGATTTACTAGCACAACTCCAGTGACAGAACCAGAAAAATCACACGCAATTCCAGCATGGTCTGGTCTTATTCCAAAACCAATGATCTTTGGATCTAGAAGAAATTTCTTCGGTAAGAATACTGGATCTACATATAACGCTGTTACTGATAACCCAGAAGATCCATCTTTATATTTTACTGTTGGTAATGTAGCTGTCCCAAATGGTGTAACTGAATTTACACTGCCAGTTGGAACTGATATTAGAACAGAGTATACAGAAGGTGATGTAACTTATTATCAGTATGATAGAATTCACCCATGGCAAATGGTTGACGCTGAATGTTTTGCTAAAGGTAGTTACATTGTTCAGATTACGCGAGAAGGTGATAATGATTCGAATTATGTTTACACAATTGAATTGAATTTACCAACAATTGCTGGTGGAACATATAATGTAACCTTCAAAGAAGGAACATTTGCTACAACAATGAATACGGTTGGAAATAATGATGAGAATGCTACTAGTTTTATTTCTCACAACCACGGATCTTTTGATCTTACAATGGGTAAGGGATCTCTGAATCCACCAGCAACACATCCAGTTCCAACAATTAGTATTGGTGACGTGAACCCAGACAACCTCAATGATGCTCTAAATATTATTGTTGATACTTCTCAACCAGCATTGAATGTTGTCTATCTGATAAAGGCATACTAATGGCAAGTCTATACTCTTCAGAAAGAGCAAAATATGGAAATCTTACGGGTCAAATTATTATTTGGCCTGTTGAAGTAAATCCAGACATCAACAGCTCTGCTAATAAAAAAGCATTGCCTTCTGGTTATCTGAGATGTGATGGATCTATTTACAATGCCTCAGATTTTCCTAGACTTGCTGAAATATGTGGTGTAGGAACGTCTGGTAAATTTGTCAGACGAAATATTGATGGTGATGCATTACAGTCTCTTAGTGATGAGCAATTTGTTGTTCCTGATCTTGGATCAAAATATCCCAAACCAACAACTGGACCTGATGCTGGTCAATACAAATCTGTAAGAGTTGTAGCACAGAATGGTATTGAGGGTAATAGATCTGGTGTTGGAATTGAAGCAACAGCAACATTAGGCACCACTATTCAGTTAACCTACAGTGGTTCTTTTGTTGTTTCATCCCAAACTATTGAGTTGAAAGGAAAACCATCTTGGACTTGGGGAACTACGGAAGGTAAAAGAACTGATTCTGAAGTAGTTGATTCTCAGGGTATCCATGGTCACATGCACTTTGGAACGTTCAAGAGAACGAGAATCAAATCAAATACATCAGAAGTTGATGTAAATGCTCCTGGAACTTATCTAGATCCAACTCCAATTGGACAAGTAGCATATTGGAATGCCACTACAGTTCCGATTGATGATTGGTTGGAAGGAACAAAAGCGTCTGGTTGTAACTTTCCTGGAAGTAATCAACCACCTTGTAGAGCAATGGCATCTAATGCTTACGCGAGAGGATATGAATTTTATTTTGGTGCCTTTTCTGGCACATTTGACCCAACTGCTTATGGTGATGGTTGTTTCAATGGTGGTCAAATCCTTGAAGATGCTTGGACATATAATTGTTTGCTGACATCAGGTTGGAATAATTTTCCTATTTCTAGTGGACCGTGTAAAGTTGCTGGTTTGACACCATATTCTTCTTCTGGAACGAATCTTCTTGTTGGATGTGCTTTTGAAGGTGAAACAACACTAAGTGTTTCTGAAAGTGTAAACGCATTTTATGTTGATGGTGGTGCTGGAGTTCCTCTTGATTGGAAAGATCAATCACTAGCAGATGTTCTTCCTTTGAATAGTAATCTTGCTACAGATGATAGTAGAGTTTATGCCACGTTGTTCAATGATATTACAGAAACAGAATCTCTAAGTGAGAGTCCAGATCCAACTGAACACTTTCATAAGATTTCTTTGGAACAAGGAACTCATAGTTTCAAAATGATTACTGATGCTTTGGAGTTATCTCCAGATAATTTGGTAACCAAATTAAATCTTTCTGTTGATAACTCTGCTTCGATAGATAATATATCGATGCCTTTCATTGTTTTAGAATACCTAATCAAGATCTGACATGCCACAAACTACTCTATCTACTCAACCTGAATATAGAAATATCAGATCAAATTATTATTCTGATAAATCTGCTGATACAACAGAAGTTGGAACTATTATTACGACGTTCAAGTCTATTGATAACGTCTATGATAATTCATATGTTCCTGGATTTGGAGTGACTGGAAGTTATAAAAATATTTCTGGAAATGCTGACACTCCAAATAATCCAGATTATCAATATATTGGATACATTTATTGCGACGGTGCTCTTTACAATATTGAAGACTATCCTGCTTTGTATAAGGCAATTGGTAATGAGTATGGTGGTGAAGCAAGAAAAGGTTTACAGATTTTAGATGGAGGATCTGGATATAATGGCACTACAACTATTACATTTGATCCACCAGCAGGTTATGATCCACAAAATCCTGGTGATTTGGAAGTTATTGAAGCTGGATTGACAGTTGTTGATGGAGTAATTTCTTCAATATATGTTCTAAAACTTGGATTTGGATACACATCAACTCCTTCGTTTACTTTGAATGATGCTGGTAGTGGAGTTGGGTTTGATTTACAAATAAATTTGAATGTTAATGGTCAAGTTGAGGATGTTACTCAAGATAATGTATTTAATTATCTTGGTGAGACTGGACTTGGTACATTCAATGTACCTGATTTGAAAGCAAGAAAGATTGTAGGATACGGTAATGTTTATGGTCCTGGAAGTCCTACTATTGGATTGATTAGTGTTGGTGCTGGTGCTAATTCTGTTGGTGGTAAGTGGTTGCTTGACAAAGATGCTCAAGAGGGATTGTTCTCTCTTGGTAGCATTACTACAACTGGATATACCGATGTAACGGATACTACTAGCACTCGTATCACTGGATCTCAAACTGTCAATGTTACTCTTGGAGCAAAAAGATTACAGGGAGTTCCTGAGCACAGTCACTTTGCTTATCACACATATCCTGGATCTGATGTTCAGAGTTTAGGAGCATACAGTGGTGACAGATATTTGGTTGAATATAAACAATCAAATGGTAAGTTGTATCAATTTTTCCCAGTTGGCGGTATTGCTTTTGAGCATACTCATGCTTTGCTAAAACAACCATTAGCAGACAATACTGTTGCTACTTATGATGTTCTTGATTGGGTTCCTGGAGCAGAAGGGACAGGTAGTGTCAAATACAATAGCGATGGCGCTGACTATTACTTTGCTTCTGGATCAGCAGCTGCTGGAACATATGAACTTGTCACATATATTCCGCCAACAACATTCAAAACATTCAATACTGGTTCTGTTATTGGTGGTAGAACAGTATTTCTTGGCGGTGTTCCAATCATTGAATATAATGAACTAAACGATTACACCACCGCTCAAACAAATACACCTTTAACTTTCCCAGACAATTGGGAAAAGATGATCATTCAAGTTGCTGGTGGCGGTGGATCTGGATCTAATGGTCTTAGTGATGGAAACAGTGGTTCTGCTAGTTCTGTTACTATAGGATCTGATCTTACTGTTTCTTGTGGTGGTGGAGAAAAGGGATATGCTAATACTACTGGTGGTTCTGGTGGAGCAATTAGTATTACTGGAGATGCCTCATCATTAGTAGCAATTCTCCAACAAAAAAATGAAGATGGTTCTGCTGGAAATACTGGACCATATTACGTTGCTTCGTATGCATCTAATCCACAAACTGGTGGAGATGGGGGAAACAATACTGGTTCTTTTGCAACTAATGATGGCACTGATGGCATCAACAGTTATGTTGAAGATGGTGGATACACTGGCAGTGGCACATTTACATCAGATGGAGATTTAAGTCTTTCAACCGCATACTATTTCACTAGTATTCAGATCACAGTTGCTGGTGCTAGAGGTGGTAACAGTTCTTGTAATCTTCCTGGTGGAAATGGAAATGTTCTCGTGTTGGATGTAAATAATCCTTCGAATGGTATAGATATTAGTTTTGAAGTTGGAACTGCTGGCACATATGCTGGAGGTGCCACTGATGGTGCTTATGGTGCTAATGGTGGACAATACGGATCTCCTAATGGTTCTGGAACTTATGGTGGATCTGGCGGTGGAGCTACTGCTATAAAAATTGGTAGTTCTATTGTTGCTGGAGCTGGTGGAGGTGGCGGCGCTGGTGGTTATGACCCTGGATATAACGCTTGTGGACAAAATGGAACAGGAAACAATACTCCTGGATGGAATAGTAATAATCCACTAAAAACAACTGCCAACTTGTTTGGTGGAAGTGGCAGTAAAGGTGGAAATGCTGGATGTAACGGCGGCGGCGGTGGCGGCGGCGGAGGGGGAA